TGATCGTTTCTCCTGGGAAGGACAGGCTGGTGTCGGGGCACGCGGCCATGTGGGAGAAGTCACTCACGGACGAGATCGGGGGCTATGACCCCCACTACCGGCACGCAGGAGACAGCGAGTTGTTCGGGCGCCTGATCGACCATGGCGCGGCCTTCGCTTACTGCCCCGAGCCTCTCTACTTCTTCACGGAGCACGCTGCTCACAACTCCTACGTCCACCGCGAGGCGCTGAAGGTGGAATTGGAGGAGATCAAAGCCCTGCACGAGGACGCGCACCGCAAGCTGGCCTCTGTGGTGCCTGCATGAGCGTTCAGAGCTCCTACAAGCGCAACTACGACCAGATAGCGCACGATCACGTCAAGTACTGGCGCGAGACGGGCGGAAACCCATTTCAGGGCGCGGACAATCTCAAGGCCAACGAGGACGGGACGGTCGTGCTCGCTGACAAATACCTGCCCAAGAACGCATTCATCCTCGATGCGGGCTGTGGGATGGGTGATCTTCTCCTGCGCTTCCCGAACAACGAGCGCTGCGGGATCGACATGTCTCACGAGTACGTTGCAGTCGCGAATGAGCGCGGGCTGAACGTGACGGTGGGCCGGGTGGAGAAGTTGCCCTGGCCCAGGCGCTTCTTCGACGCCGTGTTTGCGACAGACGTGCTGGAGCACGTTCTCGACCTGAACCGGGCTGTCAAGGAGATGCTGCGTGTCCTCAGGCCCGGCGGCGTATTCATCGTGCGCACTCCGAATGAGGAAGCGCTTGCATACGAGACCCCACCGTATGAGTTCGTTCACCTTCGGAGATTCGACCACCCGACCTTCCACTTACTGCTCGGGAAGATCTTCCGGATGGAAGTTCTGGAGGTCGTGACCTCCGAGCGTAGGGATGTCATCTGGGCGGTTGCGCGCAAGTGAACATCGACACCGTCGTAACCGAGCGCAACGGGGACGCCTCCACTAGGCAGAGCCACAAGCAACTACTCCTTGAGTTTCCTGGCATCGACCAGTGCTCAGTGTCTGTTTACCTTGATACTCCTCCGCAGATAGACATTACGTTCACGGGAACGGACGCTGAGTTCAAGAAGTTTCTAAAGATATTTGCTAGCGAGATCGAGAAGGTTGTTTCGTGACCTCTCTCGCCTTCTGGACGGAGAACCAGGTCGGGGGGCCCTACGAGACGCTGGAGGAATCCCAGGAGGCACTCGCGCAGCGCCAGATGGAGTTCCCAACGCTCTTGGACTTGATGCCAGTGGAGTTCCCTGGTAAGACGGTTCTGGACTACGGTTGTGGCCCGGGACACGACACGCTCCTCTTCTGTCAGCACGGAGCAGGGCACGTCTTCTACTACGACTTCTCCCAGACCGCGCTGGACATGGTGGACACGCGGCTGGAACTCCACGGTCTGGCCGGACGTGCAAGCCCAGTGAACCGTGGCCGCATCCCGAAGGTGGATCACGCTCACTGCGCGGGAGTCCTGCACCACACGGAAGACCCGCTGGGGATCCTGAAGGACATCCGCGCAGCACTCAAGAGCGACGGAGATCTCTCGGTGATGATCTACGACGGCCTGCGCTCCAAGAAGACGAAATCCAAGGTGCCGATCACGCTGTGGTGGACAGAGCAGGAGTTCACGTACCTGGCGTACATGGGTGGCTTCGACACGAAGTATCTGGGCTCCTACGAGTGCTCTGCCCCCTGGCGCCCTGACTGCTGGGCAGCCTGCTACCGACTGACGTGCCGGAACTAGCCGAACTTGGAGTAGCGGAACTTCTGGAGACGCTGTACGAGCAGCGTGAGGATGAGCGCTACATCCATCTTTGGTTCAACATGGAGCACGCTGTCTGCGGGAGTACGCAGACGAACCACGATTGCCGCAACGAGGAAGGTGGGTTTGTGGTCTGCGATTTCCTTCATGAAGAGACGTGCGCTAAGTGCGGGAAGCCCTTGTGTCCGTTCTGCAAGTTGACAGGCTTGCGTTAGATGCCGGAACTGACGGTCGTGGTCCCGACCATCACTGGTCGGGAGGAGTCACTGCAGCAGACGCTCGATTCCTATGACGTGACGCTTGGCGGCAAGGATCACGACATCGTGATCATCCAGGATGCACCTACCTGGCCTGAGGCCTGCAACGAGGGCTATCACAAGTCCGATTCCCAGTACTACCTCTTCGGGGCGGATGATCTGGACGCAGAGCCGGGATGGTGGGAGGCAGGAAAGGCTGCGCTCCTTGAGCGTCCGATGGAACTTCCTGCGCCGCGCGTCTATGACAACCACGGCCCGAACGGAACGCGCTGGTTCATGAACGAGAAGGACGGAGAGGACGGCGCACTCACGCATTTCACTCGCGTTCCGCTGATGAGCAAGGAGCAGTGGGAGATCGTGGGCCCGTGGCCGCCGCTGATCTACTACGCGGATATGTGGGTATCAGAGAAGGCGAAAACGCTTGGACTCAGGACGCGCATGGTCTACGGCTTCGACTTCTTCCATCGCTGGAGCCAGATCGGGCGCGTGGACTCCAAGCAGAACCTCGATGATTCCGGATGGCACTTGAATCGACTACGGGAGGAGATGGTGTGACTACTGAAGTTGCAACACGCCAGTTTGACGTAAAGGTGTTCTACGCTCATTGCAGGGGAGATTCTTTTGTGGAGGCGAAGGATTCAGGTATCACGTTCGCTCGCGCCTACACGATCAACGGCATCTATGTGTCAGAGGATTGGGCAGAGCTTCATTTCGAGCCGTGGGGTGTGATGGTCCTGAAAGAGCCTGATGAGGACCGCTCTCAGCACTTGGTGGGCCCCTATCGGGAGTTCCTGGAATCTCTGACTGCTGATGAGTATTTAGAGGAACCATCTTCTGACAAGGGCATCACGATCCCAGTTTCTCGGTTTGAGTTCATCGAAGGGAACTGGTTCGACTGCAAGGAGGAGTGATGGGACGTAGATACGACGACAGGCGCTGGATCCAGAACGCGGACGGCTCTTTCAGCCGGATTGCGGACGCGAACGTGGCAACCGCCGAGAAGTCCGAGACCTACTATGAGGACATCTCGACTACGGGCGCTGCCGCGCAACTGGCCGAGGAGTTGGGCGTCGATCTCTCCACGGTCTCGGGAACGGGCAAGAACGGCAAGATCACGAAGGCTGATGTAGAGGCCGCAGCTGCCAATTGACCTGTTTCAGCCGGGCGCTTACGCCCGAACTGCAGGAGGCAACCTACAGCGTCCTGACATTCAGGCACCCGTCATCCGCTGGATGGCATGGAGTATCAACACGGACAATGGTGGGGGCGGGTCTGTCGGAGTGTGGGATCTCGCCCGCTCCCTCTGGGACAAGGCCGGGATTCAGAACTTCCCCTGGCTCCACTGCCGCAACCTGGCTGACATCGACCGCCTCATTGCAGCAGCTAAGGCTACGAACTCGCCCGCGATCGGGCTCAACGTCGAGGACGTGAACGGAGACAAGTTGTCTCTGCCTGTCGTGGCTCAGAAAGTGCAGGCCTGGGGCGGTCCTGTCCACATGGCAACCCTGGACTGGGTGCAGAACGGGCAGGGATGGAGCGCGCTTGCGAGTTGCGTGGCGGCGCTCGAGTTCTTCCCGGGAGAGGGATCCATGAAATTGGGTTGGGATCCCGTGGTGGCCCAGCAGTGCATAGACCACGCGTACTCAGAAGGTCTGACTCAGGTAACGCCCATCTTCAAGACCAAGAGCTTCTCTCCCGCGACCTACGGCGCGTTCTTCTCCTTCTGCCACTCTCTGTATACGGCGGACGACATTACTCCCGATGCGCCCTCCTGGAACGCATGGAAGGCCCCCACCCCCTGCACCAAGACAAAGGTGGTTCCAATGGCACCCACGCTCAAGCGCCCACTCTTCGGGCCGCAGAATCCCCGTGGCCCCTCTCAGGGACGCGATGTCAAGGATTTCGTGAAGCGCACGCTCAACAGACTTCCGGGTCAGCTTCCGGTGGGTGGTGATTTTTTCCCCAAGCCGCCAGGAGGCTTCAACGACACCTACAACGAGAAGACGGTTGAGGCAGTGAAGGTGGTCCAGCGCTACAACGACATCAAGCCCGAGACGGGGAACATGGGCCAGGCAACCCTCAATGCGCTCTGGCAGTACGCGGATGCGTACTCGAAGTGGGTGTACCGGATCTACACGCCCCCCAAGCCCAAGCCGCTGGTCCCTGATCTGGGCCCGGTCTGGTCAGGCGGCGCGAGCGTCCTCTTTCACTCGCTGACGCACGAGACCGAGGGCTTCCCGAACGCGCAGCATCCCGAGAGCACCTATCCTGCCTTCGATGACGGCTGGGTCGCGGGGCGCGCGGTCCTGGCCCCCGAGGCGCTGACCGTGACCGACCAGTCCTCATCTCTTGGCGGCGACGCGTTCTACGCGACGGGTGTGAGCGGGCTCAAGTACTGGTTTGGGCACCTGGCCTGGGCTCCTCCTACCGGCAGAACCTTCAAGAAGGGTGACACGATGGGAGTTATTGCTTACCTAACGTCCGCCCAAGGTAGCCCCCATGTTCATACAGGGATCAACGCAGTTCCGCTCATAGGCCACGATTTCGAGCACAAGACCAACTACCAGACTGGAGCGCCCTCTGTGGGAGAGCAGTTGCGCTGGTCTGCGACTTAGTTCCCGCACATATGGGAACTAGACTGGTTGTAAGCAAACGAAGGAGTTGATATGGCTGTTCGAGCCAACACAGAGCGCAAGGGCATCTCGCTTCTCTGGGATGTCGCATCCGGAGACGAGGACAAGCAGGTAACGGTCTACGCCACGGGAGAGGGCGGGGACGTTCACAACAAGGTCCCGCAGAAGAACACCGGAGAGGCCGGCGTCTTCTACCCCGGTGACTTCTCTGGATCCTCGCACGTCGAGATCCGTGACGCTGACGGCAACGTCCTCGATTCCGGAGACATCAAGGTCTAGTGAACGATCCCGAGCGGAATCGCGTCCTTCCCAAGTCGGTCGAAGAACTGGAGTGCATGGCTGGCTTGAAGCGCACGGAAGGGCGCGTCCCGACTCGGGATGACATTCCCAGGCTGGAGCGCAGGAAGCTCACCTCCTGGGGGCGTCCACGGCGCCCGTTCAAGGGCCAGTGAGCGTCCCGAACTGGTGGCAGGCCGCTCTGCTGGCCTTAGCCGCATGGCGCATTTTCGAGTTGATCGCTGAGGACGACATCCTCAACAGGCCGCGCCGTTACGTGACGGGAAAACTCCCCGGAAAGCTGGACGATTTCATCACCTGCCCCTACTGCGCGGGCTTCTGGATCGCGGTCGCGTGGTGGGCTGCGTGGCAGATCTGGCCGCACGCAACGCTGGTCGTGGCCGTTCCCTTTGCGCTCTCTGCAGGAGTCATCGCAGCGGCCAAAGTGCTTACGCCCGACTGATCCATCGCGGCCGTGACTTACAATCGGCGCAGCGAGCGACAAGGAGACCCAGATGGCATGTGGTGGATGCGCGAAGCGCAAAGCTGAGCGGGAAGCTAGGGCTGCGGCAAAGGCAGAGAAGCTAGCCGCCCAGCAGGCACAGCAGAGCGTCCAGGCGTCAGTTTCGCAAGGCAAGTAGTCCTCCCTACATGGAGGATTATGTCGAGATCGCAGGAGCAGGCAGGCTCAGGACCACGACTGCCGCAGATGTCGCAAGAGCGGTAGAGATCCGCAGAACTGCCGCGCCCGCAAGGGCTATGACCGCTTCAGCGTCTCGCATGAGCACGCACTCGACGGACACGGCCTATTACCGCCGTATCTCCTCTCACTGGCAGTACCGGGCGCTCTCCTACTACGACCAGATCGGTGAGGTGCGCTTTGCGAGTCAGTTCTACGCGAAGTTGCTCTCCCGGGTCCGCTTCTACCCTGCGCTGCTCGAAGAAGACGGCTCGACCACTCCGATAACGAGTGGACCTCCGGTAGACCTCCTGAACCGCATTCAGGACCCGGGCGGGGGAAGGACGCAGATCCAGTACGACTACGGCCGCTTGATGTTCGTGACGGGAGAGGGCGCGCTCTTTGGCTCCTTCCTAGACACCGATGAGGAGCGCTGGAAGTTCCTGTGGAAAGACGAGCTCAGGCCGGTTGGCGATGGCACCTTCATCCGCCTGAACGCGGACAAGACCCCGAGTGATGAAGTTGGCGTGGCGTACAGGATGTGGACGCCCCATCCCCGCCAGTCGGATGAGCCCGATTCTCCTTTGAGGCCGGTATGGGAGATCTGCGAGGAGCTCATCATCCTCACGCAGTCGGTGCGCGGTACTGCGGTGTCGCGTATGACCAACGGCCTGATGACGCTTCCGCAGGAGTTGTCCTTCGGGCCGGCGGAGCCCAACGGGGACGAGGATATGGAGAACAATCCCTTCCTCGCGGACTACGCGGAGCACACACAGCAACAGGTTGAGAACCCAGGAGCTCCCGAGTCCAAGATCCCGTTCCTGCTGGAGGGGCCGTACGAGTTCCTCGATCGCGTGTCATGGATCAAGACCCACGATCCCGCCACGGACTACATGGAGAAGGACCTGCGCGTGGAGGCGATCAAGCGCCTGGGCCTCTCGCTTGACTTCAATCCGGAGTTCCTGCTGGGGATGACGGACGCCAACCACTGGACAGCCCTGCAGGTGGTGCATGACCAGTGGAGAACGCACGGGATCGGAGTTGCCAAGCGGTTTGGGAATGACGTGAACCAGGTCTACCTACGGCCAGGACTCGCGCAGGAGGGCTACGCGGACTGGCGCAGAGTCGTGATCGACATGGACGACAGCCAGGTTGTGCTCTCTCCCGACCGCACACAGGACGCTGACCTGGCGTATGACCGGGGCCAGATCAACGACCGGGCCTACCTGGAACTCAAGGGGCTGGAGCCGTCGATGGCAGCCCAGGAGATCGACAAGAAGATCATGCTGGCGGTGAAGCTGCGCGAGCCGGGATTCCTCGAGGGAACGCCCTATGAGGTCAAGACTTCAGCGCCCGCGCCTCAGCCTCCGGGACCAGCTCCTGCTCCAAACACCGCAGGCAACCCCTCCGCCGGACCTCCCGTTCCCTCGAATGGCCGCACGGGCTCACGGCAGGAGTCGATGAGAGCTTCCGCAGAGATTCTCGGTGCCGCCAAGATGTCCCTACGCCGCTGCCGGGAAGTGGCCGGCGCACGTCTCAGGCGCGCTCAGCAGAAGTGCTCCGAGTGCCAGGAAGCGACAGACGGAAAGCCGAACGCGCTCGTGGCTTCGATTCTCGGCCCGGAGCAGGTGATGAGTCTTGGGATCAGGGACACGACCAAGCTGGTACAGGGCGGAGCGGACGGACTCCGGGACGAACTCCTGGAGGTGGGCTGTGATCCGCTCCAGGCCAACTCCCTCTCTCAGATGCTGGAGGCATACGCAGGTAAGACGCTCTTCGACCTCCGACCGGGACTCCCCTCCGGCTTTGTGGCTGCGGTCGAGCGCGCGCTGGAGGTGAACAATGCCCTGGCGTCTTAGCCAGCGCGGTGGCAAGTGGTGTGTGGTGAAAGAGGGCGCATCTTCTCCTGTCCCGGGTGGCTGTCATGCTTCCCGAACGGACGCGATCAAGCATCAGCGAGCGCTGTACGCAAACGAATCGAGGATGGCGAGCATGGAGATTCCGGTCAAAGCACGCGACACGTTCGGAAACGTGATTGACGCAGCGACTCCCTATTTTGTGGAGATGCCCGTGTATGACGGAGGTCTTATGCAGGAGTTGACTGCTGCCGCAACGTTCGCGCCCCCGCAGGAGTTCTTCAATACTCCGGAGCCGGACTCACCGACTCCCATGACCTACGAGGATGACGGGCGCGTATACGGGCACCCGGCGCTGTGGGGGTCATGTCACAGGGGCTTCATGGGTGGCGCGTTCGAGCAGTGCGTGACGCCGCCCAGGTCTAAGACGGACTACCAGCAGTTCCATCTCGGTCACATCATCACGAAGGAAGGAGAGAGAGTTGCCATCGGGAAGATCACCTTCGATACCGACCACGCTCCGCTCACTTCCGACGTTGTGGCTGCCTCCCGGCACTACGACAACACGGGATCGGTCGGAGCCTACGTCCGAGCAACCAACGGAAAACTCGGACCCTGGTTCTCAGGAGTCCTCAAGCCCGATCTTGCTCCCGAAGGTCTCGTTGCGCTCAGGGCCAATCCGCTCTCGGGCGACTGGCGCTCGCTGAATGGGAATCTCGAGATGGTGGCGGCCCTGGCCGTACCCGTTCCTGGTTTCCCCATCCCGCAACTGGCGCTGTCAGCAGCGATCGAGGGCGGCGTGCAAGCGCTCATCCTCCCCGGATTCTGCGACTGCGAGGACGAGGATGCCGTAACTGCCGCCTACACGACCTCCCAGAAGCGTAAGAAGAAGATGCTGTCGCAGAGAATGATGACTGCGGCCGTTCTGACCACTGAGGCCAGAAATGCGCTTCCGAAGAGCGCATTCGCGCTTCCGGGCAGGCGCTATCCCATCCACGATCGAGCACACGCCCGCAACGCGCTCGCTCGATCCGCCGGGAAGCCGGAGGAAGCGCAGGTCAGGCGTGCTGTCTGCAGGCGCTACCCGGACATGTGCAAGTGAGCGTGCTCTACGTTCTGATAGTGATCCTCGTGATCCTGTTGATCGTGTACTTCGTGCGCCGCGTGTGATACTCGCGCGCATCCAGGCTCATCCGGACAGGAGCCATCTCCATGAGCCACTGGCAGAATCGCTCGGACTCCCTACAGAGATCAGGCTGCATAGCTCTGATCCCGCTAGTCCTTGGCTTGGATATCGCGCTTGCCTTAGCGATCTACCTGATTGCTCGCACGTTGTGGTGATCCAGGATGATGCCGTGGTCTGCCGCAACTTTGCGGGGGCTGTGGACTGCATCTCCTTCTCTAACAAGGATGTCCCGGTGGTGCTGTTCCTGGGAGGCTTCCCGCAGGGAACAGCGCGCATGTTCCGGCGCGCGCAGCTGCACAAGAAGCCCTACATCACCCTCTTACGCTCACCGATCGTTCCGCTCGTTGCGGTTCTCTGGCCCAAGGCCAAGGCGGAGGAGTTCCTTGAGTGGTCCACGGATCACCCGAAGATGACGCGAGCAGATGACGGGAACGCCGGCCGCTGGCACAAGGACACGAACCAGGAGATCCGCGTGTGCGTCCCCTCACTGGTGGAGCACCCGGACATGGTTCCGAGCGTGAAGGGCGGTCAGCAGGCCCGCTGGGGCAAGGATCCACAGCGAGTAGCGCTGTCTGTCGCGGAGGACGGGCTCGCGTACAACTGGTGAAAAGGCAAAGGGCGGGGATCATCCCCCCGCCCCTGTAGCCTAAGTTCGTGGTCGCGAACTTGAGAGAAGCCTAGCGAACGTTTCCGCTGACATGCTCCGAGAGAGCCGGGGAGTGGTACTCGACGGCGGGGGGCTGGTAGGTAAACGGGCCTAGCGAAGCCAGCAACTCTGACAGCGGACGAGAGCCTTTCGCACCGCGCGAGGACGATAGAGGGGCCAGAGAGCTAAGTGGTGGGATAGCCACAGATCTCGGACTCGGAGCCTATGCAGCCGTAAGACCCACTCCCCGTATCAGGGAGAGACAACCTTATCCGCGTGCTGTGCTTTACTGATCTGCGACGGCGAAAGCGCCATATGCGCCTAGCCCAGGCGGTCCATACAGACCTCCGTTACGTGATGCACCAATCCGTAAAGGAGAAACGATGGATCCGCTATTCCCCGAGATCCCCGAAGACCTCAGTGGTCTTACGGACGATGATCTCGAAAATCTTCTCAAGGAGCACCTCTCCGCCACCGCGCTGATCGAGGATCAGGACGAAGACTTCCTCAAGGGCGCAAGCGCAGAGGAGGTCCTTGAGGCTCTGGAGGTTGGCGCGACTCAGGTCGAAGCCATCCGCGCAGAGCAGAGCGCACGTCTGGAGGCGCAGGAGAACTTCCAGGCCGAGCTCGCGGCCAAGGTTGCCCGCGTGAAGGGCGAGGAGATCGAAGCCAACGCCGATCCGGGCGACGAAGACGACAGCGAGGACTCCGAGAAGGAGACCGAGGAAGAGGCCGTCGAAGTCGTGGCAGAGGCTGAGGCCATCACAGAAGAGGCTGCTGTCGAGGAGCCCGTGGTGGAGGAAGAGAAAGAACTGGTTCTCGCTTCCACCGAAGTCGAGGTTCCGGTACCTGTTACCGCCAGCACGCCCGCTCGCATGGTGCGCAGGCCTCCGCCTCCGGCTGCTGAGAGGCAGTTGAAGTCAGGTCAGGGGACGGCTCTTGTCGCCGCTTCCGGCCTGCAGGAGACCCGTGGCGGACAGGTCATGGATCCCGAACTTCTCGCACTCGTGATGTCGAAGGAAGGACGCCGCTGGGGTGCTCCCTCAAGGCACGAGAGGGGAACCGAGGAGAGGCGTCTGATCGCTCGCGCGGACTTCGAGTTTCCGGACGAGTTGCGGCTCACCGGTAACTTCACCGAGGACGCGAGGAAGATCAAGGCGGTCATCCCGGAGACGGTCTCCTGGGGCGACTACGGCAAGAACGACCCGCAGGCACTGGTCGCTTCCGGCGGTCTCTGCGCCCCGCTCACCCCCATCTACACGATGCCCAACTTCGCGTCGATGGACGAGCCGGTGTGGG